TCATGCGCATGTCCCTGACCTGCTGCTCCATCTGGGCCTGCTGCTCGATCTTCGCGCGCTCGGTGTCGATCCAGAATTGAGCGCCCGCCTGCACAAGGGATCGCTCCTCGGCAAGGTGCTCGCGGATCTGCTCCAGCTTCTCCTGCCGCAGCCGCTCGGATTCCTCAGCGGCCTGCATGTCCATCTCGCCCTTGAATCGCAGGTCGTTCTCGTAGGTCTCAAGGTCGGCCATGGCGATCTTCGCCATCTCGACGGCTACATCCTGCGCGGCCTTGAGCCGGGCCTTCTCTGCAGACTCGTCTCCGCTCGCTAGGAACGACGCGGCGCGCGCCGCGGCGGCTGGATCGCCCCCCGCTGCCCCCGCCCCCGCCGGAGCGCCCGCCGCCGCCGAAGCCTGCAGACGTGCGCGCTCCTGTTCGAGCGCCGTCACGGTCTGGCGTATCCGGGCAAGCTGCTGCTCGCCGAGCTTCACATCTGGCACAAGGAACGAAAAGAAGTGCGAGCCTACGCCCTCGGGCCGCAACGACCCGGACTCCAACTGCTTGCGCGCAACCGCCAGCTGGTCGTTGATCTCCTCGAGTCTCTGAGCCGTCCGGTGCCTCTCCGTCGCGCCAATAAGTTGCGCGAGCGCACCGCCAAGCCCCACCCACACTGTCAAGAGGACACCGCCCTCTTTCGCGGCTTCCTTCATCGCGAGAACGATGTCGTTCATCCCTGGCAACAGCTTCCCGACAAGGCTATCCCGCGTCGCTCCAAAGCTAACGCCTAGCTCTGCCATCTGGTCGTTGAATAGCGACGCCTCCCGGGTCCCCTCGTCCGTGATGCCCGATAGTTCCCTGCCCTTCTCGACCATGCGCCCGATCTCCGCGCTGCCTTTGGCGAGGAGCGGCGCCGCGCCCTGCCACGACCGCCCAAGGGCCTGCGCCATGACCGCAGACCGCTGCATCGGATCGTCCAGTTGCAGGAACAAATCCGACAGCTGCTTGAACGCTTCTAGCGGCTCCTTCGCCGTAATCCCAAGTCGCCGATACTTCTCCTCGTCGGCGCCGATGCGGCGCGACAATCGGCTAACCGCATCGGCAACGCTACTCAGGCTGCCGCCAGACTGCTTCGCGGCAAGATCAAGCCCCGAGAGGTCGCGGATAGATATATTCGTCTGGTCGCTCAGGTCGCGAAGATTCGCCTGCGCGTCGATGCTGCCCTTTATCATGCGCGTGAATACGACCGCGCTGATCCCGATCCCGAGCGCCCCGAGCGCGCGCTTCGCCATGTTCACCGACCGCTCGACGCTGGTCATGGCGTTGCCCACCATGCCCTTCGTCTTCCCCATGTCCGACTGAAGACGCGCGAGGTTCGCGAGCATGACAATTTCAAGTTGCCCCGCAATCATGGGCTCACCTCGGTGTTGTTTTCGCGTCTTTGATGCGCTCGACCTATCTGCCCCGCAGATTGCGCAGCGCGTCTCTCAATCGAGTGCGTTATCCCTGTAAGTGCCTTCGCAATCTTGTCTCTATGTTCTTGACTAATCACACGGCCTTTATGCGCGGCCGACATCTTGGCGCGCGTAGCGGCGCTTACTGGTCTGCCAGTCAAACCCGCCGAGACTTTCGCGCGAAATTCAGGAGAACGCACTCGTCCCTTATTGGCGGCGCTGATCTTTGCTCTCACTTCTGCGCTGTTCGTTCTCCCGATATGACCAGCCGCAATCTTCGCGCGCGTTTCTGCGCTACGAGGACGACCGATCAACTTCGCGACTCGTTTCGCGATAGTCTCTTGTGACTGCTTGAGCCCCTTGCGTGCCTCCGAGTTCTTGCGGCGTTGCTCGTCCGTGTGCTTGTAGCCGCAAGGCCCCTCCCCGCCATCCGATAGGTTGCACAGCGGAGCGCCTGCGGCGCGATGTTCAGCGATCAGCGCGCGCTCGTGGAGAAGCGCGTCAGCCTCTACCCAAAAGAACGCGACGAGATCGACTACCAAGCCGTGCTTTGCCACAGTCCGAACCCAGCGCGGAGTGCGGCGATAGTCTGAATAGGCCCGCCTCTGCCGGCCTTTGCCGACATAGAACACGCGGCCGTCATCGGCACGACGATGGAGGTAGGTGTAGAAACCAGAGATCACGTCATCCTCTCAGAATCTTGCGGATATGCTTCCCGATTCGCTCACGGTCGGCCTCGCGCCCCCACGGCGGAGGTGCGTCGTGCGCCTCGGCTCGGTAGGACTCGGACAGGTACTCCGCCGACAGCCGGCGGATGAGCCGCAGCTGCCACGGCGGCAAGGACACGCCACTACCTACCTGCCATGCTTGGAGCTCGCCCCAGGACAGCGCTGCGGCGCCGCCAGCCCCTCCTGACACCGGCCCAGCGTCGAGCAGATACTCGATCAGGAAGTAAGACTCCGGATCGATGTCGGGAAGGTCTGGCTCCTCGCCAGCATCGACCCGCATCTGCCATCTGGACTTGCGCGCTGGCAGCTTCTTCGGTGGGTCCTTCAGGTTACTCGGCGGCGGCTGCGGAATCGCGTGCCACCACGCCAATGCCCGCACATACGGGCTCAGGGCTTCGGCGAGCCCTTGCTGAAATTCCCCCACTCGCCGATGTGCTTGGCGACCTGTTCGGCGATGAAGCCAATGCTCATGTCGGCGTAGACGACCTTGTGCAGCGCCTCGCCCTTCAGACCGTCGCACTCGATGTTGGCCGAAAATTCCTTCGTGCAGCCGGCAAGGAACTCGGCCTGCTCGCGCGCCTTGTCCTCGGCGCTCTGGTCCATCTTGCCCTTCTTCTTGAGCTTGTCGATCATCCGATTCGACTGCGCCGCCTGCGCACGGGCGTAGGCTTTGGAGCCCGGCCCGTACACCGTGACGGTCATCGGCTTGCCATCTTCGCCCTTCATGGGCGCTTCGTTGGAATCGACCAACGCAATAACACTCGTTTCTTCCACCGCGAACGTGCGGATGTCCACGCGAACCTCCTGTGGTTGTGATACTGCTTTTAGGCCGCGACGGTCGACACGATCCCCACGCCGGTGCTGGTCGTGGTGAGCTCCAGCGTCATGCTCGCCGAGCGGATCGAGTCCACGCTGGTCGCGGCCTTCTTGAAGGACATGACCTTGGCCTGGAAGTAGTCCACGTCCCCGCCCTGATACACCACGCGGAAACTGTAGTCGTTGTCCGAGGCGAGAGCCGCAAGCGCGATAACCTGGCCGGCGTCATCGTTGTCGAGGCCAAGCTGCAACGTCTTCGAGCCCTCGTTGAACGAGCCCTTGAACTTCTGCACGCCGCGGGAAGCAATGGGCATGTGCGTGACCAGGGCGTACTCGCGCCCGTGCTCGCCGCCGTCGGTGATCTCGCCGATCGCCGTCCAGTCCATGCCGGTGTCTTCGTACCCGGCTTGGTCGAACGTCACCGGCTGCTCTGCCGCGATGCTGATTACGGTCCCTGCTACGCTTTCAACTTCCGAGGTCATGATGGTCTCCTTTCAGGTTACGAAGATTTCCACTTCACCATGAAGTCACGTGACCCCGAATAAAGGGCCGCAGCGACATCAGCCAAGTCCGGGCCCTCGATGTCAGGAATTATCGAGTCCAAAGTGACACCGTTCACCGTGCCGCTCTGGTTCGGGCAGGCCGCGAGCACCAGCGCGAGGATCTCCCGAACGTGCGGGTAGCCTTCCCCGGCGGGCTCGCCCTCGGGTGCCTTCACCAACACCGTGACCTGCACGCGGTCGGTGTGCATCCTGTTCGGCTCGGTCATGGCTAGGGTGAGCCGCGGGACGCTCGAGACTTCCGTCACCTGGATGGCCGGCATCACGGTGTTCAGCGGCAACTCGCCCGCCATGATCCGCGCGGCCGGAACCTCGGCGATCAGGGGCGCATTGGTCTTGAGCAAATGCCAGATCGCCCGGACGCCGCTCATTATTCGTCACCGTCAAGCTTGACGTGCGCCGTGTCGAGGCCGTGCTTCTTGGCGAGCAGCGCGCGCATGTGCGTCGCCATGGCCTGCACCGAGGCTTGCGCCTGCGTGTCCATGGCCGGGCGCATATAGGGGCGCGCGGTGA